CATAAAACTTCATTACTTTGTCAGATGGCGGACATATTAAAATTTTATTGCCTGTTTGACCGTTTCTGTTTTTGTATTGCCAATTTAATTTTTTTAATCTATCAAGGCCTCTGTCTTTTATTGGTCCTAAATTTTGCAGTGCATTTTTAGTAATACGATGATAGTCCTTTTTTGTACCGGGCTGAATATATCCAGAGTCGATAGCATAAAAATCTATTTTATTTCTTAAACAATATTTTATGGCTTTTTGACCGCCGCCGCCCAGCCCCCGAATTACCAGTGTGTCAGTAGTGCCGTTTTTTAACACAAAGTCACTTATGCTTCCACCAGAACCCATTATAAATGATTGCAAGTAAGGATCGTATTTTAATCCTTTAGCTTCGTAGTTAAATCCGTCGGATGCAATTGCTGCAATTTTTATTCCCATGAATGCACTAACTTCTTTCTTTAATTCTGTGTCGTCATAAATCTTATGTTCAGGGTCGACTAATGTATTTAAGTATAGCTTTAATATAGATTTTACATTCTTTGTAAACGGTAAATCATCAATTGTTTTGGGTCGTTCTAATTCTCTTGTGAGGTTTTTTTTTGAACTTCTAAATTATTTTGTAAGTATGTTCTTTCAACTTGATACCAATCACTTGAGTATTCGCAACTTTTGTAATCATCAAACCAAGGTCCGCCTTCGGTGTAATGAATAAGTTTCGGCTTACCATCTTTGGGTTCGGTGTACCATCCTACTAGCCAATTCCATTCGTGACTGATCTTACCTATATGTTTGTCGTGAACCCAACTAAATCTGTGAAAATACGCACCCGTCTTTGCCTCGTTATTAATAAGTGTAGGTGTTAATAGTTTGTTACTAGGATGTTCGCAGTTGATTAACATCATACTTGACCAGTTTTTTCTTGGATACAACGTTTGTCGCTGCCCGTCCATTTTGGTAACTTCTGTTGGTATATAATTATGTTGGGCACACATAATAGCATACTTGTCGTCAATCTGATCAAACAACTCTTTTATATCAGCAACTGCTAAAAAGTCGCAATCTATAAACAGCGCCCAACCGGTGTAGTTATTAAGATATGGAATAAGAAATCTTGTGAACGTAAACTCTGTGCTTGCAAGTTTATCAACTGGACGAGTGTAAATGCCTTGTTTTCTAAGTTTGTTTTGTTCTATTGGAACGATCTCGACTGGTACAGAAGCGTGTTGTTCGATACTTAACTTTGCAATTTGATATGCAATGTCTTCTCTACTATCCCATCCGATATAGATCTTTAATGGTTTAATCTCGTCGCTCAATGTCATTCTCCGTTAATTCTTTGCCCAGCCACACTTCAATTACTTTGGCAGTTTCGTTTCCGATATTTATAGCCTTGTGCCAGTATGCAGTCGGTATGTCTATACTGTCTCCTGGTATTAGTGTCTGTTGAGTCTTTCTACCCTGTCTGTCTTCAAGTACCATTACAATTACTCCGCTAACAACATGCCAGTGTTCGGATCTTTTAAAATGTCGTTGATCGCTTAATGCTTTTCCTTTTTGAAAACTCAGCTCTTTTACTTGCCATTCGCCGTTGCTATCAAGTACTTTGTAAGATCCCCAAGATCTTTCAGTCTCTGGTTTTTCCCAGTTTTTTAAAATCCAACTGCTTGAATTCTTCTTATCATTGCCGCCGACTTCCCAGGCAAATTTAACTCTTGGGTGAGTTCCGTATTTGATAAATTCTGGTATATTTCCAGCATTGCGATCACCGCCGTTGGCAACAATAATTTTTGCGTTAGGATTAGAATCTAAGATATACTCGATGCATTTATTACTACTACCTAGTTCGTCATCATCAAAAGATAAAACCAAGTCTACTACCTTTAGATTACTCACGATGTTTGCTCGTTCTTCAAATGGCATAAACGGTCTGCCTTTTTTGTTAACAAGCCAGCTGTCACTGTTTACACCTACCCATAGTTCATCGCCGAGCTTTTTAGCTTCGTTAAAATAAGCAATATGTCCGCTGTGGATAGGATCAAATCCTCCGGTTACTAATACTATTGTTTTCATAAAGTTATTTAATAATTACCAGCCAAAAATATAGTCTTTTCTGATATTGGTAATTTCTTTTGCACCTTGAGTTTTTAAATAAGTACCTGCGCAGTATTCTGTATCAGGATGTTGTTCAACAATAATTATAGGCTTGTATTTTAAAATAGTTTCGATGCCACCTTTTAATACTTCTAATTCGTATCGTTCACAATCAATTTTAAGAAGTCCAAACTTGGGTAAATTCAAGTCATCTAAACGTTTTATGTCGATAGATCCGTAGCCTGTTTCGCTAACATAACTACTACCAGTGTTTTCGGCATCATAAATCATTTCTACTTTATTGGTTATGTTGCCCAGCGCATGTTTATGTATTTCAATGTTTAACCCTTCAACATTACGCTCTAAACAACTATATACTTGCTCCAATGGCTCAAATGCAATAACGTGATTAAACACTTTTGTTAAAGGTTTTGACCATAATCCAACATTGGCGCCCACATCAACTACTATATTAAAATCAGTTACATACTTATATGCTTCGTCTCTAACATCATCTTGGTATTCAGGAGGTCCACCGTTTTTAACACGCTTGGCAATCAGTCTTTCAAAATGGCTGTCAGTGTCTGGCATCCAATAGTCGTAAACTTTTTTCATATCGAAGCGTCCTCCATACCGGCAACTCGTAACTTTACGATGTTGGTTAATTGCCATTGTTTTTGATCTAATGCTTTAAGAACGCCTAGCCATTTATTGCGCACTAATGCAAATTCATTAATAATTTTTTCATAGTCGACTACATCTGCTTCGCCGTCTACATATTTTTCAACATCGCGACTGCTTAATGCACGTTGATAATTTTCAAGATATTTCTTAAAAAAGCTGCTGCGCAATCTACGTAATTCAATGTTCAAATACTCGAGAATAGCTTCTAACTCTTGCAGTTGATTAAATCGGTGTTCTACGATACCAGGCATATTAGCGGCAGCTTTTTCAATACTGCCGCTAATTTGTACTTCGTTACGAGCTGACACAAGTTCGTCTTGAAAGTATTGTATTGCTTCCGGAATTTGAGAGATATCTCTTGATACTCTACTATACCATCCCATTAGTCGTCCTCTTCGTCGTTATACTCAGAATCTAAATCTAAATAATAATTGATAGCATTATCGAGATATTTGTCTGTACCCGATACTTCTTTAAATGTAATATCGTCTACACCATAATCTGCTAGCAAGTCGACAAACTTTTCTGCTGCTAGCTCGACATGTTTTTTGTCCAAGTACTCTTTAAAAAGATTCCAAATGTCTGCAATTTGGCTTTCATCCATTACAACTACTCCTCGATGGTATCCACAACTTCTTCGTTTGTGTTCTCGATATTTACCTCGACTTGCTTTTTATTGGGTAAATCCGACATTACCATTTCGAGTAGTTCTCCTGTCCAGTTTTTACGATACTCCAAAGTTTCAATACCTTCGCTGTCAGTGTATTTGTAACGGTTTCCTTGTTTCTCAAGAACACCCCATTTTTCAAACATGTCAAACAATCCACTGTAAGGATCCATGCCAGTCTCATATGGAATTTTTACTTGTACACCTTCAAACGGTTTTGCATAACGTGTTTTCATCACTTTACATGCAGCACGAATACCGTTTACTTCACTTGTCTTGTTGCCATCTTCGTCTTCTTTAAGCTTCAACTTCTTCATTGCTACTACCATCGACGATGCGTACACAAACCCCGAACCTCCTGAAATTTTATCATCAGGATCAAACATATCTTGCGATGCATAAGTGTGGTTAGTAACAACCATACCCACATTGTATGAACCAAACATGTTAACACAGTTAGTCACAAGTGCTTTAAGTGCTTTAGCCTTACGACCCATGTCACCTTTCATGTCACCTGCTTCGAACTGGTTGACTTCAGTAGGAGTCATAAGCATACCAAGACTGTCAATGACAAACAGCACCTTGGGACGATCTGCTTCATTCATGCTGCGATAATCGTCCATGAATGTTGAGATAGTTTTAGCAACATCATCGATCATTGCCATGTTGAGTTTGAGGATTTTTTCTTCGTTAGTATCAACGCCTAGTGCTTGCAGCCAACTTTCGTCAAGTGCGTTTTCCGAGTCAATAAGAACAACAAAAATACCCTGTTCTTGTGCGTGTTTTACAATATTGCCAGACACAATGTAAGACTTACCTGCACCCGACTCACCGGCAAACACACTTACTTTGCCTAGCGGAATACCTTTTTTAAAGTCACCACTAAGCAAGTAATTAAGAGCATAGTTACCAGTGCTGATCCAATCAGTTGGGTCGTTAAACCCTGCACTCATTCCTTTGATACTCTTTGTTAGCGAGTTTCGGAATTTGCTTGGATCAAATGCCTTTGTTGCCATGCTTATTCGAGCTCCATTCCGTTGTATTCTTTAATGAGTGCAAACAGTTCGTCTTCTGACGCACACATCACTTTTACTGATTTCCAGTCATCTTTTTTATCACGACCGTTGATTTCTACCATCCATCCGTTATCGTAACGGTTAACAGAGATGTTATCATTTACTTTAACTAGCTTGTTAATTTTTGCCATTTGTTTATCTCCTAATATAAAAAGCAATAACGGTTATAGGCGTGCTTTGAACACGCCTATAATATTGTTTTTACCCGTTCTGACGAGCACGAATTTTTGCAAGAATATCTTGTGCGCCAGTAGATGCTGTATTAGTTACAGGTGCAGGCTTAGACACAGGTGCTGCGGCTCTAGCTGCTTCTTCATTTGATTTAAAACCAATGTCATCATCTTCGTCATTTACAATGGTTTTAGACGATGCAACAGGATCTCCAGTACGAGCTGCCATGCCGCTAGGACGGAAATATTGGCTCCAACGATCTGCATCGTATGCTTCACCGTCAACTGAAGCTTCAAACATTTCTTTAATGACTTTAAGCTCAACATCTGTGGGCTTCTTAGGAAGGAAGTCACTGAGGTTATACAGTCCAAACTCGTTAATTGCTTTCATTTCCGAATCCGACAACGGACGGTCACGACGAGCCCAGTTGCTTGCACCATAGTCTGCATAGCCACCTTTAGACCCTTTGTTAAGACGGAAGTCAACACCAGCAGTGTAATCTGTTGGTAGTTCTTCCATGTCAGGATCCATAAGTG